TGGGTTCTCAGTGTCGACTCAGAATCAGATGTACGTATTTCTAAGGACATCCTTAAGCAAATTGCTGAAGCTTACCGTAAAATCCGGAATACCATCCGCTTTATGTTAAGCCATGTGTCAGACTTCGACCCAAGCAAGGATAGTGTGGCATTTGAAGACTTACGTCCAGTTGATCAATACATGACGGCTAAGTTCAAGCTTTTTGTTAACGATCTTTTAAGTGCCTACGATAAGTTTGAATTTGCTAGCATCTATAAGAAGGTCATCAACTTCATAACAGTTGACTTGTCTGCCTTCTATCTGGACTTTGCTAAGGACGTCCTCTATATCGAAGCACCCGATAGCTTACCTCGTCGTCAAATGCAAACCGTCATCTACGGAGTTGTCCATGAGGCATAGGCGCTCGAACTTGTTATTGAGTATTTCAATATTCTTCATTAGCCGTACCTCTCTTCAAAGATCATATGGGCTTCAGGTATTTTTGCCCAGGCGGATGTGTGTAATCTCAATTCGCTTTTGCCGTAATCAAGCTTGAAGAATTGAGAATCACTGTCGATGTTTCCTTGGAATGTATCACCATTCAACAAGATATCTCCTGTTTGATTGTCAATCGTTAAAACATCGCCTGGTCTAAATACATTTTCTACTTCTAACGCATCGACCGTGTAAATCCGGTGGGCGTAGATCGACTGCAAAGCGAATTTGGAATATGGAGTTGAGTCACCCCAAGACGCCATCCAAATTGCAACTCTTGTTGGCTTAAACTGAGCTAAGCTATCATTGATTACTTCATGAGATACTACACGAGGCCCTGTGTTTACGGTACGAGGTGTTCTATCGCCGTAAATAGCGTCATGGTAAACCCAATAGGTTTTCACTCCGTTATAGGCGATGTTATACTGCCACCAACCGCCGCGCAACCGCTTCTCTACGATTTCGTACTGGCGTCCTCGCGTCCAATCTTTGATTGAATGAGCGTTATTGGCTTCATCGTAGCCGTATTTAGCTTCTGGACGAATTGTCACGATGTCTCCAACAGAGTAATAACTATCAGTGTCGCGTTTATAGGTGATTGTTTCTCCCATATCACGGATTTGGAAGATGAATTTATTTCCTATCTTCTTCATCTCAACCTGGCCATTTAGACTAGGCAAACTGCCTTTATGGATGATGGTTGAATGGT